ATCTTCGTCAGCTTGCTGAGCGGGGCATTCTGCAAGGGGAGCCCGGCACAGAAAATATCCTAAACATGATTGGCGCGGTTCGCTGGTTTCTTTACAAACGGCCTGACACGCTAGGTGGAGCCGGGAACGTAATTGCGTGGAAAGCAAACAGCGACAACAAACATCAGGTATACAGTGAGCTGCGCGACAGTCTGATGCTGCGGCGGTTGGAAATAAGGTCGCCGCGACTAATAGCGCAAATGCAATCCATCGTCGAAGACGACGGCTGGATCGGAGCCGGACCAGATACTGGCGAGAACGACGATCTGGTGTCGGCATTGGTGCTCGCCCATCACGCTTGGATTGAATGGCGTCGGCCGATGCTGGTGGCGCGTAACATCACCTGGGATAGCATCAAAGGCGATCGACCGCCGCAGGACATGAGTACGGTGCTGTCGTTCGCCTTCTCGCAACACATGAGTATGATCAATCGCCAGTCGCGGGTGCGCAAGGAGAGATTTTGATGCAAGATGAACCGACCGTCTGGGATGTCGAGAAAGGCTTGGCCAAGCCGCAGTTCAGCTATCAGGACAGCAGTCATTGGTTTGATGGCCTGCCGCCACGGCACGGCAAAGCCGGCCAAAAAGTCTACATCCGCTATGTCTGGATCGAGCGCGACCATGCCGATCGTTAGAACCTATGGCTGCGGGGATTGCGGCCACTTCCTCGAAGTTACCTTGACGATGGAGCAGGTCGATGACGCGCCACCGGAATGTCCGCACTGCGCCAGTATGCCGATGCAGCAAGAGTTCAAGCCATTCGCCATCGGCGGCTCAACGGTCGGCAAGGCGGTTAAGCTCGCGGAAACTATCGCGGCTGAAGACTATGGCGTCGCTGACATGCAGCACGACACAAGGCACGGCAGCACACCCAAAGTCCGCTACAAGGATCAGGGCAATGCCTTGCAGCAGCAGCAGATCAGCTCGTGGGGCGCGCCGGGCAATGTGCTGTCGGAAGCCATCGCACTCGGCCGGCAGACCCGGATGGCGAACGGCGGATTTTCCGGCGTCGACACCCTACAGGCGATGCTCAAGAGCGGCGAGCAGCCCGACCTAATCGAGGCTTCTAAGCGACGAGCCATGAAGGTGTGGTAAATGCCGGTCATCCTGCGGCACAACGGCCGGCCCCGGCTGTCCAGCCTGCAGGAACGTATTGCCAGAATGACAATCGCCGAGCTGATCGACTACGACAACGCGCTGTGGCAGTGGATGGACAAGCTCAAGTTCAAAAGCGAGGATGTCGTCAATCAACTCAATGCCGTCCATCGCGAAGTTGAATGGCGCGCCCAGGATAAGGATTGGCGATGACACACGAACGCCAGGAAGTTGAACCGCCTAAAAAATTGATGGACCCGACCAAGGAGGCTGAAGGATTTGTTCAAGCACTCCTTGGCATCATCAAAGCGCAGCAACGCCGCATTGAGGTTGCCGAAGCCGAGGTCGCTAGATTGCGTAAAGGCTGACGTTGATGCTGCGCATCCCCGACAAAGACCTCGAACTGTGGCTCAAAGAACTCGCTGACGAGTGCATGGCGTCGAGCGAAGAGCGCGGCATGGTCTACGCTCGCGCTGCGCAATACTACTATACCGGCACCCACGACGCCCGCGCCGCGATCTACAACAAGTGCAAGCCGTTCATCGACAAGCTGGCCGGCTTCCTGATGCAGCCGACCGACGTTCGTTTCGCGATGATCTACGACGACAACGAGAGCGACAGCGTGGTCGAGCGCGCCCAACTGGTGTCTGACAAGCTGACCGCCGACTACCGCAACAGCGACAGCGACATCACCTTTGCCGAGAGTGTGGTGTGGTCGATGATCAACGGTTGTTCGCTGCTCAAGCACATCCCGACCGAGGATGGCGGCTTTCAACTCGGCCAAGTGCACCCACAAAACTTTGGCGTACTGTCGGAAACTACAGTCGGCCTCGATGAGCAGGAAGCCTTTTGCCATGTCAGCTATCCGACCGTTTCCCGGCTGCGTCAGGTTCTTGCCAACCATCCGCGTCGTGAGGCTATTCTCGAAAAAGTTGGCGAGACCCGGCCGGGAGAGCAGGACAGCGAACGCCCCTCGTATTTTCATCAGATGGTGGTGGGGGGCCTCAACCCGTTGGGTGATTATCCGGGGTCTGCGCCCCGCGCCGAAGCGGCGGGCATCGTCAACGTCTTTCCCGTCCCGACACCCTGGCGGCCCAATCGCAAACTTGCCCCGACCGTCAAGCACGTCGAACTCTGGATCAAGGATCGCGATCGCGACGGTGACTATTCCGTCATCCAGATGATCCACGGCCACGAGCCGATCATCATCGAGGGCGACAAGACCCGCCGCAACCTATCGAAAATCCCCGGCCGCAGCTCGTTCGTCAAAGTCCAAGCCCAAGCCACGCCCGGTTATTTCTGGGGCCGGTCAATGATCGCCGACGTGCAGATGCTGCAGGATATTTTGAACAAGAGATTACGCGACTTGAAGGTGATGTGGGATCGCAACGTCGCCGCGCCGCAGGTGCTCAGTGGGTTCACGTCAGTCACCGAAGAGATGTACTTCAAAATCATAAGCGAGGGCGGGTTTTTGAATGATCCGAACCCGAATGCAAAAGCACAGAAACTCATGGACCCGCCGCCGCAAAACTACCTGGAAGAGCTGCAGTTTCTATTCCAATTGTTCGACGAGGCATCGGGCTTCAGCCCGGTGATGTCGGGCCAGGGCGAGCCGGGCGTCCGTGCTGGTGTTCACGCGCAAACCCTGGTCCGCACATCCACGCCGCGTTTGATCGACCAAGCCGCCCGCATCGAGCGCCAGCTCAACGAGAGCGGCTATCTCTCCTTCCGCATCATGCAAGCGATGGACCCGCATATTTACGTCACCGGAGACAACAAAATTGAATTTCGCCTCGCCACCATGCCGGACGGCTTCCAGATACAGGTGGACAGTCATAGCGCGTCGCCCGCTTTCGCCGAAGATAACCGACAGGTGGCCATTGCTCTGGCGCGCGCAGGCGCGGTCGACGCCGAGGACCTTATCCACATGCTGCATCCGCCTGGAGCCGAACTTCTGCTTGCCCGCCTCCGACAGCGCCAGAAAAAGGCAGCGGAAACAGCCCAGGAGGAAAAGAAGGAGGAGCTGATCAAGGGCGTGCTCGGCTTCCCCTCCGGCGGCAAGAAGGCCGGCGGTGGACGAAAGCGGCAGTGATGTTGTAGCTTTGCCACAAAACGAGGAACCGGAATGTCGTTTCTCGACAGCGCAGCCGCCCCCGAACAAAGCGAAGGCCCACCGCCGGCAGCCGCAAGCCCGCCCGGTGGTGGCCAGCCCAACCCGCCGCAAGGTGGCGGCCCGATCCTCGCCGCGCTCGCCAACCGGCAACGCGGCCATCAGGTCAGCGCGCCCGGCCCCGGCGACACCGCATCGTCGATGTCCTTGGTGCAGCACGCCATCGGCATGCTGTCACAAGCGCTGCCTGGACTTGAGCCCGGCACCCCCATCCAGCAGGACGTGCTGAAGGCGACGCAGCGCTTGAGCAAGCATGTGCAGGGCTCCAGTCTGGGCGCGGGCCAGCAGAAAACCCATCTGATGGACATGCTGGCCAGCCTCGCCAAGAATTTCATTTTGCAGAACATCATGGGCCAGCAGCGCGGGGCCACGGCACCGACTGGTGGCCAGCAGGGCGGCGGCCAGCAAGGCGGGCCACCCGGCGCTATGGCTAGTGCCCCGATGCCATCGACACCACTACCCGGCGCGTGATAAATGGGCTGTTATCGAATTGTTGCATTCCGCGAAAGCGGTTCGTCGTCGCGGTGTCCGATCCAGTTCACGGACCTTGAGGCCGCGATCTTCTGTGCCGAAATCTCACTGCTGCATTTCGGCCCGGAATTCACGGTCGCGATAGAGGAGACCTTCGAAGATGGCTCAGAACAGATCATACGACCCGCCGATTACCACGCCACCCGAGACGCCGCCCAGGACCGTGCTGCAGGTGGACACCCAGAGCGAGGTGTCCGAGTGGGGCGCGATCCCGAAGGTAGTACCGAAACCTGAAGGAGGGGTCCCGCTGCAGCCGTCCATAGTCGGTAAGTCGAACAACAACTGATCGTCATGCCGCGCACAATTCCAGATGAGGAATATACCTTCCTCCAAGGTCGCCGGCAGATCGCCGATTTCGTCGAGAGCATTTATCAGGACCCGACGCTGACCAAAGAAGCGCAAGCCCTGATCAAGAAGAAGTACCCCAACCTCGCCATTCCTGATTACGATCTTGAGAGCAAGGTCGAGGCGCGCCTGAACGCCGAGAAAAAAGAGCGTGAGGACCGCGAGGCCGAAGCACGCAAGGCGCAAGAGCAAGAACGCTTTCAAAGCGTGCGCGGTGACACGCAGAAGAAGTACGGCTTCACCGACAAGGCCATGGAAGAGCTAGAGCAGTTCATGGTCGACCACAATGTCGGCGACTACGAAGTCGCGGCCGGCTACAAAGCCAGCAAAGAACCCAAGCCCAGTGACGCGACCTACAACGATGGTCGGTGGAACCACGACAAGGCACCCGGCTTCACGGAGATTGCCAAAGACCCCGAAGGTTGGGCGCGTGGTGAAATTCTCAAGTCGCTTTACAACGACGAAGAGCGTCGCAAACAGCAAAGGTTCTAATCATGCCTATCCTCGGCTCTGGCCTGATCCCGTCCGGCCCAATCGGGCTGGAGCTGGAAGCGACCGTGCGCCGCGTGTTCGCGCAAATGGTCGTCATTCTGATTTATCGGCAAAATCCGCTGTTGGCGCTGCTGCTCAGAAATGCCATCCGCGCCAGTGGTGGCGTCAGTCCGTACACCCAGCCGGTGCAAACAGGACAGTATGTCACCTCTTCGTGGATTGGGCCTGCGGGTCAGTTTAATCTTCCTACGGATGTTGCCGCCACCGTCAACGCCGAGTTCAATTTATGCGCGTTGGCGACGCCAGTATCTTCTCTGGGCCTGGAGCAACTGGTTACGCAGGACGCTATCGCGGTCGCCAGCCGACTGATGCTGAAGCTGAACGACCTGAAAAACTCGGCGCTGCATTCGCTGGCGCTGGCTTTGTTTGGTTCAAACTCCGGCAACGTCGCGCTGCAGATGTTTGGTTTGTTCGACGCCTATAGCGATGGGGTCACAGCTCTCACGCTGCCGACGACTGCGGCCGTCGACGTTTATGGCGGTCTGAGCCGGGCAACTTATCCGACGTGGGCTGGCCTCGTGGTCCCGACTGCAGGTGCAGTGCTAACCCGCGCCACCTTCATCCCGATTTTGCTCAACGCCGCCAAGCATGCCGGCGGCGAGGCGCTCGATTTCGTGGTCATGTCGATCGAGGACTGGACCACCTTGATGACCGACTTCATGTCGGTCGAGCGCTACAACAATGACCCAGCGTCTCGTTGGGGTAAGGACGACCCGGTCAACAGTGGGTTCCGAGGACTACTGCTCGGCGATACTCCCATCTTCTTTGACCTTAACTGTCCAAAGGGCACGGCGATCGGCTTCAACAGTAAATATATTACTCTTGTCATCCACGAGGACGCGAATTTTGCCTGGACCGGATGGTACTCGACCATTCCGCAAGGACAAATCGCGAGCGTCGGTCTATCGTTGACCGCGCTTAATCTGGTCTGCAGCAAGCCCTCAACCGGGGTGATCGTCAACGGCATCACAGGAGGTGCAACATTTGGACCCGCTCCGCCTCCATAAGACCACCGTCTGAAGTCGTCACTGGCGTGCTGCCGCCGTGTCCGCCGGTGCCGATTGCCCGGCCGGCCAAACAATCGCGCTATGTCATTCCGGGATCGCAGTGGAATGATCCGGCCTATTGGCAAATGCCGCGAACGCCGACCTTCTTTGACAGCGGCTTCCCAACGCCACGCACGCCCTGGCCGTTCGAGAGCGAGACCCGTGCGCCCGGCACCGGATTGATCGCCGGCCCTTCACCGACCCCGCCGCCGCCGTGTCCGCCGCCGCCGTGTCCGCCGCCGCCCTGGTCGCCGCCGTCGTGGCTACCGTGTCCGCCGCAGCAGTGGGGCGCGCAAGCTTTGCCGCAAGCAGCGCCAATGCGCGCGTTGCCGTCTCCCACTCGAATGCGTCGAGGTCGGTAAATGGGAGAGCCAGAGCTACTTGCAGCACCAGTCGTCAGCAGCGTCGCGCCAACCTCCGGCCCGCCGGCCGGCAGCACCGCAGTGACCATCACCGGCACCGGCTTTACCGGCGCGACCTCGGTGCGGTTTGCCGGCCAGCCGGCAACCAATGTTGTCGTCGTCAGCGATACCTCGATCACCTGCAAGACGCCGCCGGCTGCAGCAGACGAAGTTGCCACCATCACCGTGCAGACGCCCGGCGGCACTGGCACGTCTGCCACTCCGCTATTCACCTATACCGGATCGACCGGCACGGCCGACGTGTTTCCAGCTTTCGTGCCGATCATTCCGCCGCCGCTGATTGGCGCTGCGCAGACCATTCCGACCTTTCCACCGCCGACCCCGCCGCCCATCGGGCACGTTCCTGTTGGCCCGCTGGTCGGTCCGGCCATAGCGCCCGCCGCAGTACCTCCCTCTGTGGCGGGCGTCGTGCAGCCGCAATACAAGACCGGCAGCGCGACGGTACCGACAGCGGCCAGCGTGTTTCCAGAATTCACCACGACGACCGCCTACGCCGGCTTCCCGAACAATCCACCGGCTGGCGTGCCAATTGTGTTCTCCAATATTTCCACCAATCCATCGCGCAGCGGCGGTGTCTGGACCGTGGTGCCCCCGCCATCGACGCCGACCACCGCGCAGATTACACTCAACGGCGCGTCAAACCTGACGCCTCACCTTGGCTCAACAGATGTTGGCTCAGTACGTCTCGGACACGAGGAACTTGCTGAACGATCAGCAGGGACAGTTTTTCCCGGAAGCGACGCTGAACACCTACATCAACCGCAGCCGTCGAAGAGTAGCCGCCGCAAGCGGCTGTCTGAGAGTGGTCCCGCCGGGCATTCAAACAATTCCTAATCAGGAAATTTATCCGTTCGCCAGTTGGAACGCGCTGGTGCAAGAAACCTTGCCCGGCGTGCAGTCCATCCTCGCCTGCCGCTCGCTCGCCGTCGCCATCGGCGGTAAATGGCAGCAACAAGACAACGGCCAGTGGATCATTGCCGGCGGGGCGTGGAAGCCGCTATGGCGTCGCATTGCCTGGACTGATTTCCAAGCGCGCTTCCGCATCTACGGCAGAACATTTCTCGGCGTGCTTTCCGAGCCGGGCTGGTACTCGCAGTTCGGCGAGGGCGCGCTGGGCTCGATCTATCTCGCCCCGATCCCCACGGCTGCCATGCCGATGGAGCTTGACCTGTCGTGCGTGCCGTTGCCGCTCTTGACCGACAATGATCCTGACCCAATCCCCTACCCCTGGACTGACGCGGTCAGCTACTGGGCCGGCGTGCTTTGTTTGATGCAGCAGCAGCGCGGTCAGGACGCCTCGGCGCTGGCGCAGGTGTTCAACGCCGAAATGCCGTTCGCCGCGTCGGTAGTCTGCCCGCAGATGATCCAGACCGCCTACGGCGCGGCGATGCGCAGCGCGTGAGCTAATGCCGATCCAGAGCGCCAACCCGTTCGAGCTATTCACACTCGACCAGTGGAAGGGGCTCAACCAGCAAGGCCGTCGCGGCTCGATCGACGATCAAGAGGAATGGTGGAACGAAAATCTGTTCGCCATCGGTCCCGGCAATCTGCGCTCGTGCTGGGGTCACGGGCCGGCGATCTACACCGCGCCGGGCGGCGTCAACATCCTCCGCATCTTCTTCGGCTTCATCGGCAACGAAACAGGAGAGTTCAATGTCCCGCCTCCCGGTCGCCTCGGCTGGATGTTCCTCAGTGACGGCACCGTCGACCAAGTCGATCTCGACACCCGCGCCGTCACCCACGTCGGTGGCTCAGGCACACTCGTTTGGCAAGCCTTCAATCCACAGTTTTGGGCCAGCGCAGTGGTGTGGCGGCCTCAGTTCTTCGGTAATGCTGCCGGGCAACAAGGCGGCGTCCTGTTTGGCAGCCCCGCAGGATTGTTTGCCTGGGACGGCACCCTCCTCTCCAAGCCGGGCGATCCCGCACCGGACTGGCTGACCGAAGCACTGGAGACCCCAAGCCCGCCGGTGACCTACACGATGCCGGTCGGATTGCCCGGTATCTACTGCATGGAGGTCTATCAGAGCCGATTATGGGTTGCCGGCAAAGACGTTATCTCTTTTTCTGCTCCCTCAAATGGCGCAGATTTCTCCACCACAGACGGCGGCGGCTCGTTCGGCTACTTCGGCAACAAGCTGACCTATACCTTCAACGATTTGGCGGCTTCGGCCGGTTATCTGTACTGCTTCGGCGACAGCTCGATCGACCTGATCGCCAATGTGCAGCTCTCCGGCCAGGGCACCCCGCAAAATCCGTTCACCACCAACTTCAACTACGAAAATATCGACCCCCAAGTCGGCCAGCGCTTCCCGCGCCCGGTCGGCCGCCTCGGCCGCTACTTTCAGACCTTCAACGGTGCCGGCATCTTCGAGTGTCGCGGTGGCGAAGCCGGCGAGATCGGCAATCGCGTCACTAACATCTTCAACACCCTCGACGCCTCGCAATTTTTGCCGACCATGTGTCCGGCGACGATGTTCGGCTTCAAAGTGCTGCTGTGCAACGGCCGGTTCACCGATCCATTCGGCGTTTCACGCAGTTTGTTGTTGATGTACCACCCCGGACAGCAGCCGTTCTGGTCAGTTGCTAGTCAAAATTTAAATTTGACCAATATCGGCGCTTACGAGCAGGACAGCATCATCACGCCGTACGGCACGGACGGCACTTCGCTCTATCAGTTGTTTGCGCAGCCCGACCCCAACCTGATCAAGAAGCTGGCGACCAAATTCTTTCGCGGCTCCGGGCAGAAGCAACTGATCATCAAGAACTGGAAGCGGTTGTTCCTGGAATTTTACGACAATTTCGGCGGCGGCGTGTCGTTCACCGGCAAGCTGATCAATTCCGGCGGCGGCGTTCCGGGCGGCAACCAGGACATCGGCTTCGAGCTAAGCGCCGGACAACACTTTGCTTTTGAGCCGCAGCAGACCTCGGGCGGCGGCATTGCCGGGTCCGTCGAGCTGCAAAGCTTCTCGCCGGACTTCACAATCGAGCGTTTGCATGTAGGATCAGAGGACCGAACGTTGTTCGGCGCTTAACCCGCACACACTCGCAAGAGGAGAAGAGCAGATGGGTAATCTTGAAACCGCAGTTCGTGAACGTCGTGGTCGTCGCCGTGGCCGCAAGGGCCGCCGGTAAGCCCCATGGCACGTAGAGGGCGCAAATCTCGTAGAGGAGGGCGGTACTGATGGCACGCGGTAAGCGTCTCAAACAGACCCGCCGCGCCCGGCGTATCAGAGCCCGCAAGGCGAGGAGGCATGGCCGCTGACATTTCCAAGATGTTGGGTCGACAGCTCAAGAACAAACGTTTCCTGAACTATCGCACCCCGAATGTTCAGCCACGTCTTAACTCTTCGCTCAAACGCGGCGTCACTCGTCGGTTCAGCCCGCGAATGCGCCCGATCAGGAGGCTCTGATGGCACGAGGCGTTAACCTTGGGCCACGCAGTCGCGTTGATCCAGCCGGCAAGGCGGGCCGGCTGCGTCAACCGTCCACACGTATTCGTCGGCATCGCGGCCATCGTCAGGGCCGTGGTAGGAGACGAGGACGGATGTGATGGCCCGCAGCAACAAAGCACCGGGCAAACGCGGCCCGGTGAAACCCAAGACCCGCTCACCGCGACCCGGCGGTCGCACTGGGCCGGTCAGACGGCGGCGGCGGTAGCGGTGGCCCCGCGTAAATCCACCGCTCGACCCTTCAACCTTCCTCACAATCCAAGGGAGACTGAATTTCATGTGTCCGTGGCTGAGCTGCTCGACTGGATACTGCTACCTCCAGCGATGTTCACCACGTTCCCGGCCGGTTGGGGAAAGCTCGGTAAGGCAACCGCCGGCCGGCTCAAAGCCAGCGGCATGAAAAAGGGCATGCCGGACATTCTGGTGTTTGGTGTGCACCGGATGATTGCCCATCGCACCTACACCAATGTCATTGGCATCGAACTGAAAGTCGGCGACAACTCCGTCAATTCTGCGCAGCGCGGAATGTTTGCTCAGTTGCAGGCAGTCGGCATTCGAACTTATGTTTGCCGCAACATCGAGGATGTCGTGCGCGCTCTAGCGGACGCCAATATTCCGTATCGCAAGACCGACTTATCGAGAAAACTGGAAATGGCCGCCCAACTGGACATGAGCTTATGAGCAGAGAGAACCAATCTGAATGGCCCAGACAGAAACCCTCGGACGGGACGGACCGAACCTCACCAGTCGGGTGTTTTCAGACCTCGGACGGGAAACTGAGGAGCGATCGACCACTCGCCGGGCCTTTGCGTCTCTCAACCGAGCCCAGGGTCGGACCAAGGGGCGCATTGCGGGGCGGCAACGCGTCCGATTTCGGCATGGATCGCGTAACGCCAAGAGGGTTTGATCCGCTCGGCACTTCCGACACCCGCGCCCCGGCGCAAGAAGCCAGCACGCTGATTTCCAAGGAAGTGCGCCGATATAAGCGGTGAACAAATGCACCAGGACACGCACGGCTGGGTCACGGTCCATGACGTTGCCCGCAGCAACGGCGTTGATCTTGAAGATGAAGCAGCCTGGAGTGTCGGCGCGCTGATCGCATCTGCTTGGGAGTGGCAAACCGGCACGTCACCGCTCAAGGATTTGCGGACCAAGAAAAATGGCGGCGGCAGTCATTGCTTCGCGCTGTACCCGCCGTCCTTCGCTGGACGCATGTGGCTGATTATTCGCGGCTACCGCCCGCCAGCAGCCGACCAGTTGAATTTGTTTTAAGGTCATGCCGCTCGCGGTTCTGCTCAATTCCGACGATCCGATCTACGCCTTCGAGCACGCAATGCAGACCCGCAATTATTTTGCGGTGATGGAGCGGTTGTTCAATTTTTCTATTTTACCGTATCTGCTCGATCCGAGCACCGACACCGCCATGCCCGCCGGGCCGTGGAATTTGCGGCATCAACAATCGCACACCGACTTTAACACCGACCTGCCATCGACCTACGCCGATGGCTACACCACGGCGCGGATCACGCCCGCGCCCGCCACCGGCACCGGCACCTCGACCGGAACTACCAGCTTGGTGATGACGGCAGTGACCGGCACCATCATGGTCGGCGCGACTGTCGCGGGCGCGGGAGTTCCTGCCGGCATCACCATCGTCGCGCAGCAGAGCGGCACCGCAGGAGGAAACGGCACCTACACCACTAGCGCAGCAACGACGCTGTCCGGAGTGGCGCTCACTATCACCCACCCGCCCTACACTCAGGCCACCGCCATCGACGGCGGGACCTTCGGTATTCCTCAAGCGCAGATTTTGCTAGAAGGTAACGGGGGCAGCCCGGAGAACAAGTCATGGTGGACGTTCGTCAACCACCAACAGCACTACGTGGCGAACAACGCGATCCTGCCGCTGCCGACCGATCAGCCCTTAACGGCGGGGACGCCGCCGGGAGTAGCGATCGTCTCCAATCCGTGGTGGTGGACGAGCCGAGCGCCGGTGGTGTTTCCGTTCTGGTAGAACCTCGGGTGATGACCGAGGCCGACATTCCCTGGCTGTTCTATCTGTGTCGCAAAAAATACTCTCACAAATACGACGCGCTCTCGACCGAGCTGTGGTTTCGCAACATCGTCATGAAAAACCCGCTGCTGTACCTGCCGCAGCGCACCGACAACGCGTTTTGCATTTCCATGCTGACCACCTTGCCGTGGGTGCCCTACGAGTTCGAGGCCAGCATCGTTTTCATTGTTGCCGACGACGGTCGCGGCATGGAAGCGCTGAAGCTGATGCGCGCTTCGGTCGAATGGGCGAAGTCGCGGCGCTGTGTGGCGTGGCGCTGCTCGTCGGAGACCGACACCGACCTGACCATATTCTGCAAGCGCATCGGCGCGACCGAACTCAGCCCGCGCTTTACCTTGAGGCTGAACTATGAGCGGTGAGACCCAGGGCACCGGCACGCCATTTTCGCCATCCAGCAACACCAGCGGCGTTGGCAGTCAGGCCCCATTGGGTTTTGGCGGCGCGGGCTCCAGCGTCGGCGCTTTGTTTGGTCTGCCTGCAGAG